GGTCATTTAGTACCGAAGCGTACGTGTCAGATCCCCCAAGGAAACTCAGGAGACAGTGCGGGCTTGATAATACTTGCCCACTGAACATTATGTTCATTCTGTTTTTCAGACAACCATGGGTCGATTTCGTCACAAACACGCTGCTTACGCAGTGCTTCAAACAAATTTATTTGTTCTACTTGTGACTGAGTTAAACCAACCCTCGCTAACGCGGCATTGTCATCTTCGCTGATGAGTTCCATTACTGGTTTTACAACTAGTGTTGGAACAAACCATCGCTGAAGATCGGCATTCCAAAACCGATTTCGATTGAAAGGAGAAGACGTCGTCTTTAGACGCGTACCCCCCCATCCTATCTGGTATAGAGCAGGCCGCCCATTATAGACGGTTTGTTCTAATCTCCTGCGATATAATGTGGATAATTCGATGAAATACTCGACAGAAGCATTATATCTATCGATTAAGCCGGATAACGATGCACCGGGATTCAATGTGGATGCCTGATACCTATTCCTTGAAATACGCAGAGGTTTTATTGAAAAGCCGTTATAGGCTTCCTCTCCGCAAGCTTCTCGGAAGTTGTTTAGGCATTGACCAGTGAAAGATTTCGATGTATTACAATCGAAATGGCACTGTTCCAATACTTTCATTAGATAAGGAACTAGCCACTCTTCCACTACCATATCATCCCCATAAACGAGACATCTCGTTTTACGTATCGATGACGTACTGTCATTGTAAAAATCCAGCGCAACTAAGCAACAAGCGAGGAAAACAACGCTTTCCACAGGAAAGCAAGTTGCACTGCCCATCGGGGCAAACTTCGCCATGCGCATCGTCTGCTGAACCCCTTCTACTTTAGGAAGGACTACATAGTCAGAACGTGTTGCCCATAATAGCTTTCTCACGTGAGACGGAAAGATTCTACTAACAAGTTTCCAAGTTATAGAATCGCTAGCAGAAGAAAGGTCTATAGTGGCATAATCGCCAAACAGACTCCCTCGTCGTGCTAACCTTCCGCTCCGGTCAGAATCGGAGAAATCCAAATGATTCTTGACCGTTTTTCGCAAGACTTTTACTAGGGCCCTTTGCACACCATGCTGAGTATAGCTTAGAGCGGGTGGCTCTTTCGAAATCCACCTAATGCTCGTCGCTGTTTTAGGCACGGCGCACAATTCACATACTCTGTTAAGCTTTTTAAGCGAACCAGGGAAAGGGAATAGTGTGCGAGGTTCTCCGGGAAGTACCCGTACTAACCTAGAATCAACAGACATATGGGTATACTTATACCAAATGTGTCTACCAATTTCGCGCGTTGCACCTTGCGGCGCACCACCACTATTGCTTGGTAAGAAGTCTTTCATTTCAGCATCCCAGAGCTCTTTAGGGAGCATTTGAGATATATGAAATTTGAGAGCGTTTACCAGGTGATCGCTATACTCGTATGATAACAATTTTTCTTCATACGATGTATATTCAGAAACAGCACGCTTCTTCAACTGATTAAAGGTCGAAGAAAATCGTGTCCGCCCCAAATATTCAGACAATTGTCTGATAGCGCATACTACATCGACGGAATAATCCGTATCGAGGATTGTCTGTTTTAACAAGACAAACCAAGGTATGGTCATCCAACCGAACTTGTTCTCTCGTATTATTTTCTTGAGAGACTTTACTCGAATGGAATCGCCGTTGCCGTGTAGTAATACCAGGGTATGAACCTTCATCAGGTCCAGACCAGCGCAGAATGCAATCGGATCAAAGCTGTGATTAGCGAATTCTTTTAAAAATTCACCGGCTATTGTTCGACCCTCTCGCATTCGCCCTAAATTTGTGAATACGGATTGAATGAGAACAAAATACTCAACCATAATCTCGCAATAGTACCATTTGTCTTGTATGACACACAGCACCCTTTGAGACTTCTGATCAGGTAGGACAGGCACGGGACCGAGTCCCAATGCATAGTATAATGCCTGTTTGTCCTGTCTCCAATAAGCGTTAGAAAAGAGCTCATCTGCTCTGGCGATTGTAAAATCATCAATCGTACCTAACATCTTATTACCACCTTACTTTATTTATTAATGATAAGGTCCCCACGAAATACCTGAGCGACTAAGTCGCCAGCAACTTCGTCTGAACCAAACAGCATACCGAGTGATTGAACAGCATAGGACTTAATTAAGTCCGCTGTGATCGAGGCATGCTTTGGGACAGTAAGTGTAGCAGAGAATTTAAGAGGAATATCGCCAAACTCTCCGGAAACGCTATTCGACACCGTAAAGGTTTGTTCGAGAAGCAAGTTGATTTGAGTACCGCCTAACACATTGGCTAATTTTGCTGGTTTTGTTAGACAACTGCTATAAACGTTCGCCACAGGGCGGATGCTTATACGCAAAACGGCTGGGCTTTCTTGCCCGCTGCCAGTTGTACTCTTATAGACAGTTTTGTCAGGGCCACTTTCGGCTAAAGTCCAGTCGGCAATATGATTATAGTTGCCAACAGTAATGCTTTTATTCGCATTAGGACAAGTCGCAGTGGGAGTTAGGGATTGTGCTTGTATTACAGTCCAAGGACCAATTGTAGTACTTATTGGTATAAAAGCCATAAGATACTCCTTTCAGAAGACTCTTTAATCGAGTCAGATGAATTACGTATGATTCCCATAATGGGAGGCGTTGGGAGGCTACTTCGGTCTTGCCTTACCTTTAGATAAGATAAGTGCTGCACCGTTCAAATAGGCCGATCCGCTGACGCCGCGCTTGGCAGGATTTAATTCCTCCAAGTTCGGAAAAGGCTTTGTGAAAGGAACTTTTGAACAACTTCGTACATAAGCTACCAGTTCTACCATAGGATAATCCCTAAAAGGGAAAACCATCTTGACGAAACTAACTTCACCGAAAATGCAATAATTATTTTCAAACAATGCATTTTCAGATTCAATAGTCGTCAAATAGTCGCTAATCGGTAAGAACCAGTCCACGACAAAACTAAAGGGAATAATTTCCCAAGTACGTTTTTCGTTGGGCGTAAGTCGAAAAGATCTCAACGTATTCTTTATATCCAAGTTTCCTCCGAAAGTTTCGAGAGGATCGTAGGCTAGAGAATAGTTGTACGCGATACTTCCAGTTTGCAAGGCATAATCTGGAGGATCGACGGAATAGGTATTACGAGCTTTCGCAAAAGCGATTGTTCTCGCATTGTAGGACCGCCACATATATTTTTCTATGGCGTTCTTCCACTGTTCCATGTCGTTGAGTGTAAGTTGCGACCCGTAGGTCGTACTTAAATAAGCTTTCGCTACTCGACGCGTGTGACCTTTTCTGTTTTTGCTAAGTTTTGAAATTGCGTGAGACCATTCTTTGATCTCGGACCCGAAACTACCCTCAGCGATCTCTTTCCACATCTCGAGCATGTTTGACTCGACAGTGAATAGATTGCTTTGTATAGCTTCATCAGCGCAATACCCCATTCTAAATCCATACAATGGATCAATGAAGCCGGGGCTGTTCAGCAACAAGGCGTTAAACGCTTGAAACTTGTTCCTGATCATTTTGAGGATGGGTTGAAAATCAGACTCGTCCGAAGTTCTCATTAGAGGTGAAACGCCCATATATGGGCCGCTTTTATTTTCTAAATAACACTTCAAACAATCGTTAGTCGACTGAATCTTGGTAGATTCGGGGATATACGATTTGATATACGCTGCATCATATGTTTTATAAGGGTTAAAACCCTCATTATACCACATAGAAAATGGTGCGTTAATAACAGGAACAACAGTTCCGTTCCTAACGTAACATATGAGAGCAGTGAAAAAGTATCTGATTCTGCTGCCTACTCCGTAGGGAACTTTCTCTGCTGAGTATAAGTGGAATAGCGACATAATGGGCGAGTCGTTATGAAGATAGCATGTTGTTATCTCAATGCGATCCCCCATGTTTACTATCTGTTCACAGTTACCTGTAACAGCTTCTCCAGATACTAAGAGGTCGGAATTATAAATTCCTTTATAACGTCCTGCTTGGGCATTACCAGCCACAAAAGGGTTTATTTCACCTTTTATTTGGCTGTGCATGACCGGGTTTTGACGCACCCCTTGTATTATTAGGTCTGAAGCACCTTGCACGAATGCAGGGTCCAAGCCTTCTGAAGACAAGTCGATCTCGGAACACGTTTTCTCGATTAAGAGACCAGGGTACACTTCTGTACCAACGTGCACGGACGAAAAGTAAGCGTCGTAGTTCTTATATACTAGCATGTTCTCATTCCTTTCACAAATTTGGATACACGCGGGCTTT